AGGTAGTGCGACGGCATTGTTAGCGACGTCGTCCATGCACCTCTGGCAGCGCTCCCAAGGGCGGTAGATGAGGAAGACGCGTCGCTTAATGCTGAAGTCATACTTGACGGCGCCCGGGATCTTGCCCGCCTCATCAAACCCTACGGTGCCAAAACCGCCGGCGGACGGGCCCGGTAGGGGCGAAGCGAAGTCGCCTTGGGGTGTGAGGTTTTCCGGCCCTTGGAAGGCGCTAGAGAACACGGACGCAAAATCGTTACCGGCCATTACATCCCCTGCGGGGCGCCGCCGGCGCCCATCTGAGACTTAGCTTGCTGCGTCTGCTGGTTCTGCGCGTCTTCTAGCCGCTGAATCACGACGGCGTAAAGTACCATGTCCTCCATCTGCAGGCTGTGTAGCTGCGACCGACGGGAACCCGGGTCAGTTTGCATGAGCTGCTGTACGATGCCGTCAGCGGCTGCAATTACTTTCTGCTGGTCGTACCCAAGGCCCTGGCCGGACTGAGCGGCGGCCTGGGTCTGGACCTGCTGCGATAGCGTGTTCTGGAGCTTCTGGACCTCGGCCTGGACCTTCATCTGGTGCCGCGTCTCGTCTAGCTGCTCCTGTAGGCGCTTCTCGCGCTCTTCGTCCAGGTCGAATCCGATGTGCTCTGCGACGGTGGTCATGGACACCATCTGCGCGCCCGCCTGTCCCGTAGCGAACGAGATCATCATCTGCTTGGTCTCTGTATCGTCGACCATCTTGAGCGGCAGTAGCTCGGTCTCAATGCGCTCCCACCCCAGGAACTTCGCTACGCGGTCAGTGTACCACTGAAGGAGGTCATTAAGGCTGTCCGTGTCACTCTGCAGCTGGTTCTGAATCATGCGGAGGTTGCCCTCCATCCCGGCCTTAGTTAGACCGCCGTACAGGAACTCGGGGGGTACGCCCATGGCGGCGATGATCGCCTTATCCGCCTCCTGGACCTCGCCGAGTGTAAGGAGCATACGTCCGTCCCCGCCCACATTCGTGACGTTTACCGGTGTAGGCGCAAACATGATGTGAAGGGGGTCTTTCCGCCACTGGCGCAGGTTCGCCTTCATCTCCTCCTGCCAGCGGTTGAGGTTCAGGAACTGCGTGGGGTCCTGGTTTCCCGTGCCCGGCGTCATAACGCGGAAAGGAACGATGTGCTCCATCGCGATGGCCTCGTTGGCCTTACGCAGAGTCATCGTATACAGGAACAGTTTGATCGTGGCGGCCAGCGGAGGGAATCCCCACTGCTGGTCCATACCTGAAGGGGAAGCCACCTTCATGTGAAACAGGGCATCGCGCTCAAACGCGAACACCTTATCATCACGGATAGCCTCCAGAAACTCCTTCGGCATCGTGTTGATCAGGGTACTGGCGCCCTGCTTCACCTTATTTTTGATGTCATCCGGGATGTTGTAGTAGTACTCAGCCTCGCCCGTAATAGGGTTGTAATCAATGTCGATGACCTTGGGGTCCCAGCGAATAATGTGAATCTTGGCGGGGTTCAGGAGCTTTCGGTCTACGAGTGAGCCCGTAGTCTGGCCGTTGCACTTACGGCACTGGTACTGGAACTTGAGCGTCTTTAACGTGAACTTGTACTCGGTGTGCTCGATGTTCGTGAGCTCTTCACAGACACCGCACTTCAAAAACCGCAGAAACGGGAAGTACAGCGACGTGAAGTGGTTGCCGTAGATGTGCTTGTCCAGGGAGCCCATTAGCAGCGCGCCCTTGATCTTCAACTTCTTGTCGAATAGGTGCTTGTAGTTCTTGCGAAGGGCCTCGTTTGAGGTGCTGTACTTGATGTCCGTGACGACAAGCTCGCCGAACTTGCGTAGCGTGGCGTAGATGTGGGCGCTGTTGTACGTCAGGTACTCACACCAACGGAACAGGTCTTTTAGGCGCCGAGGTACAAATCCGGTCAGGAAGTCGAAGGCTGGATTGGTATGAGAAGATGCCCTGTCGAACCCTAGGAAGGCATCGCTGAGTGAACTCTCGGGGGACGGCATGTAGGGCCTCGTTGTGGTATAGCGGCTTCTCGCCAGGCCTAGGAGTTTACCATGTTCCAGCTAGAACACGAACGCGTAGGGCCGGTCAACGTATTTTGGCTGCCGGGGGACGGCCCGGGGCACCCACGCATCTTCGGCGCCGCGCGCGATAAGGCTCGGGACCGCTGGGTCTACCCGGCGTACGCGCCTGTGGGGCTGCAGGTCCTGCAGGATATCCGAAAGGTGTACCCGTCGATCACGTTAACTACCGCGGCTGCTGCGCAGGAGGAGGCGCTTATCGCCGTGCCTCAACGCATAGTTGATCGCGACATACCCCTAAAGGAGCTCCCGGTAACCCCCTTTGCGCACCAAATGGAGGGTTTGGCGTATCTCTACCACAACCCCCGCTGGGCGCTGCTGTGGGAGCCGGGAGTTGGCAAAACTAAGGTGCTGTGCGACCTCAAGCTGCAGCTCCCGGGGGAGCGGATGCTTGTTATGGCTCCGAGGGTCGTCGTCTCCACATGGCTCCGTGAGGTTGACTTCCACTCGAAGGGCGCGCTCAAGGCCGTTGCCGTAGACGGTACCCCCACCAAAAAGAAAGGGGTAATACGCGACCACAAGAATTACGACGTCATTGTCTGTACCTACGGTACCGCGCGTACGATGGGGTTCCCGACTCTGTCACGATCGGCTGGCGCGGTGCTTACTAACTCGGGGCGCTACGACATACGGGAGGCCTCTAAGGTAATCGGGAAGGTCGGCGACCCTAAGAAACAGCTCGAGCTCGTCCGTGCGTGGGTCGACGGTACGCCGCTAAAGGAAATTGCGGCGTCTATAGGGCCGCAAGAACCGTCCTGGCTGTGCGATATCGATTACCAGATCATCGTAGCGGATGAGAGCCACTGCATAAAGCAGATGACCTCACAGCAGACGAAGGCCGCGCTGGCGTTGTCGGCTAAAGCAGCCCGCCGGTACATCATGTCCGGTACGCCGGCACTCGGGGATCCGCGCCACCTGTACCCGCAGCTCAAATTTCTGGCGCCTGCGCTGATGCCCGAGGACTGGTTCTCGTTCTCAGAGAAGTTTCTTGTCCACGCGCCGCATAACCGGCACATCGTCACCGGGTACAAAAATCTCCACATCATCAACCAGCGTGTCGATCGTATCGCTATCCGTAAGCGTAAGGATGAGTGCCTCGACCTGCCCGAGCGGCAGATCGTGGACATCACAGTCCAGCCGTCGCCGTCGCAGACCAGGTTGTACAACGAGTTCATAGCGACGATGCAGGCTGACCTGGCGACGTATATCCAGACGGGTGGCGAGGACGGTGTGGTTCAGGCGCAGAACGCTGCGGTGCGACTTAACAAGCTTTCGCAGGTTTTATCCGGATTCATATACACGACCGCAGATGGGGTAAAAGGTACGCCAGCAACCGCGGAGTGGCTGCCAGACAATCCCAAGCTGGATGCGCTAGACGAGCTACTGGACGGACTTCTGGAGGACCCCGCGCACAAGGTCATCATCTGGTGCGTGTACGCCCCCGAAATTGAGACCATCGAGGGCCTCCTACAGAAGCGAAAGGTGGGTAGCATCCGCCTCGATGGTACGACTAGCGCGAAGTCGGGTACGCTGCTTAAGAAGTTCGAGACGGACCCAAAGTGCCGGGTACTCGTTGGACAGATCGGTACGGGTGTAGGGTTCACCGCAAACGCTGCCGCGTACACGGTTTACTACAGCCTCGACTGGTCGCTCGACAAGTACCTCCAGTCGATTGACCGTAACTACCGCGCGGGCCAGGACAAGAAGGTAACGGTCTACCGCCTGCTATTCCCCGGGACGGTGGACGCGATTAAGGCTAGGGCGCTGGACAAAAAGAACGACATCAGCGCAATAATGACGCAGAAGCTAGCGTGCGTAACCTGCGCAAAGCAGGAGCAGTGCGACGCCGCGGGAGTGAAGCTGTTCGACAAGAAGTGCCTGTATAGGCGAAGCGTTGGTCGGGTTGTGGCCCGGCCTGAGTCCATCGAAAACGAGGCAGAGGAGGTAGGCGATGCGGGTGGTCCTGGAGTGGAGTGACGTACTGGAGGTGCTTTCCCAGCGGTTCGGGCGGGCGCTGACGACAGATGACGTAACCGTCCGACACGAACCGTTCGAGATCGAGGTGCGGGCGGAGGTACCGGCTTTGTCTGCGCCCCCTAGGCCTCCGACGGGGCCGACGCCGCGAGGCGCAGAGCAGACGTTTACCTACGGAACGACCGTGCGCGGTACGACAGTTCCCGCCGCGTCTGAGGGCTCGTCGGGTGACGACAACATGTCTATGGACGACATGCTTCGGTACTCGCGGGAACTGGCCGCGGTAGACAACAGCAGGAGGCGCTAATGGCAGAAAAAAGGAAGCTGGTACTCCCCGAGGGTTTCGGAGACCCGAAGCTCCCCAAGGGGACGTTTTCACACTCACAGTACTACGAGTTCAAGAAGTGCCCGAAGTCGTACGAGTTCAAGTACGTCCTC